ATGGAAATTGACGAAAGATTGGAGACAGGTAATCTAAAAATCCATGAAGATTGTATCGAATGGTTCGAAGAGTATCGAAATTACTTCAGAAACAAGGGATTAATCGTCAAATTGGATGATGATTTAATGGATGCCACGCGTTATGGTGTAATGATGATCAGGAATGCAAAAATTAGAGTTGCTGAAGGCCGATCCCGAAAAGTCCAGGGTGCGCGAACTAAAGATTGGTAGAGTATATTTTAAATATTACGAAGAGAGGATTTTTTAATGACTGTCGCCACTATCAAGCCTGAACCCGATCAACAAATAATCAACACACTGAAGGATGCCTTACACCGAGCAGAATCTGGTGAGATTGACTCGCTGGTTTTGATCGGCACCAATGATGATAGAAGTTCATTTTCTGCTTACACTCACAAGGTTGGGTCGGAACCACTAAGGTGGCTAGGTGAGCTGGATTTATTGAAACGAGACCTCATGGATCTATGTGATCGACGTATCTCATTATTGGAGCAGCTTTAATCGATGAACACAGTTCACGATAAATTAGAACAGATAGGTATCTACTCAAACCAAGAACAAATGAGTGATGCTCAACGCATTAAATATCTGAATACCTTGATGCGTTCTGAAAATATTGCGGAAGAACTAGATTTTGACCAGCTTTCGGAAATTATAAAACAAGTAAAGCACGACTATGATAAAGATAAATCGACAATGGAGGACTGGCTTTCTGCGATCGATGACGGAATGGAACTCAGTAAATTCGATCTTCAAGGTAAATCGACTCCCTGGGAGCAGTCAGCCAACTTCAAAAGTCCACGCTCAATTGCTTTTGGTTTAGCGTTTGGCGATAGAGCGACAACTGAATTATTGAATGGTACGAAGATAGCAAAATCGACTATTTATGGTGAAGATCGTGAAGGTGAGAAACAAAAAAGAGGCGACAGGCTGGCTCTCGTGTTGAATTGGGAGATTCAGCGCAACATGAAGGGTTGGAAGACCAACCATCGAAAAATGCTTTATATGCTGCCCAATTATGGCTGTATATTTAAGAAGCAATTCTACAATCATATGACGGGTAAAACTGAATCTCGAATGATTGGCTATGATCAGTTTGTAGTCAACAACGATGAGACGATTGACGGCGATCTTAAAAGATTTACTGAGGATTTTAGATATGAGCCTTCTGAAATCATTCAACGCCAAGCGTCAGGTGTCTGGGCTGACTTTGAGACCCAAATCGATACAAGTGTGAGTAATAATGATGGATGTGTCTCAGAGCAATACACTTGGATAGACATTGATGGCGATGGCATTTTAGAGCCATATCAGGTTACTTTTCAAACAAGTGGCAAGCATATTTATCATATTAAAGCACTGTATTCAAAAGATACGATCTCATTAGCGGGCAAAGACAAGCGGCAGAGACTGACGCTGACTGAGATTAATCAACTCAATGAGCTTGCTAAAGATGAAAATAATGTCTCTGCCAATCTTTATTCAGGATATAAAGTGATCAACTTTGATGCGATTCACGGCATTACAAAGTACGGCTACATTCCCGATCCCGAAGGTGGATATTTAGATGTTGGCAATTATTATCTATTATCTTCGTTGATTAAAAGCGTCAATAAAGCAGTAAATCAGATGCTGAACTCCTCGGAGTTATCGCTCAATGGCGGCGGCATTTTGTCCGATGATTGGGACCAAGAGAGCGGTGATTTAAGGATTGGACTTCAAGAGTGGTATAAGACTGCCATTTCGGCTGAAAAGCTATCTGCTTCAATGTTTCCCTGGCAAGTCAAAGAACCCAGTCAAGTCCATATTGCTTTAGTTGAGTTATTAATTTCAGAGTTGCAAAATTTGGCAAGCTCTTATGATTTAAGTCAGGTCATTGGCCCCAACACACCCGCAGCCAGCGTCCTCGCGATGATAACTCAGGAAGAATCTCAACACGGAGCTATAATTCGTGGTGTTTACGATTCTATGTCTGAAGAATTCACCAATATTAAATTGATATTAATGAATTCCATGCCAAATGCTAAGTATCAAAATCTTGTTGATGACTTGGAAGCTAATATCAAAGAAGATTTAACGGACGAGAATTTAGACGTTTATCCTGACGCGGATCCCGAGTCATCGAGCAGAATGCAGCGCTTGCAAAAAGCCGTGGTTGAACTCGACACCGCGCAGCTTTATATTGCTGCCCAAAAATTTGACATGATTGATCCTATTTTGCGTAACTTCTATAAATCAATTGGATCTGATCTTGCAGAGATTATCTATCCAGAAAAAACGCCAGAACAATTGGCTCAAGAGCAGCAACAAGCTCAAGCCCAACAAGAACAAGCGGCCGCACAGGCTGAAGAGGAGAGAGTCACGAATAAACGCTTAAGCGATTCGGTCTCTGTCACTAACGAAGAAAAAGCATTATTAGATCGCGCGAAAGCAGATGCGCAAGTTAAAAAGACCGATATAGAAGTCGCTAAATTAAGTAGCGAAGCAGAATTATTACTAGAAAAGGCTGAAACAGAGGCCGCTAATCAAGAAAAGATTATCAAAGAAACCCGTACAGAAGTGGGGATAGGCGATGAATGATGAACAGTTACAAGATTGGTATAGACATCCAGTGACGGTAGAGCTGATGAAACATTTAAATGAGCAATGTCAAATAGCAAGCACTATTGAATTTAGACCTGGGTTTAACTCGGATCAATTAGGCTTACTCACTGCGCATAATGCAGGGGTAGCCAAGGGACTATCGGAGATACTTTATTTCTATAAAAGGAATAATAAAAAATTCCAGAACGAAATTCATAATGCTCAAATAAAAAATAAACACAAATTAGCTTCCTAAAAAGGACAGCAAATATGCTATCAAACCAGATAGAAAATATGACAGATGAAGTAGAGGAAATTCTGACGTATCCGGATGGATCGAAAAGGGAGATTGTTGGTAATACGTATCCAACAGGCTTACCCGATCCTCTAGGTCCAACAGTATTAGTGAAATTATTACTACCCAACCAATTTCTGAAGAATTCAAAATTCAAGCTACTGGAAGAAAAGGGGTTTGAAACGAGCTCGGAAGAACTTCAGGTTAGAGAGAAAAAGGGCGGCGATATTGCTGTCGTACTAGCATTTGGTCCTATGGCCTACAAAAAGGTAGGGCGCGGTGCTTGTAATTCTCCCGAAGAGTGGGGGGTTAAAGTAAATGATACTGTCCAACTTCGTACGAAGTATATGGGCAAAGAAATTGAGAATGATGAAACGAATCAGTCAGGTCATCTCTATAGGTTAGTTTATGATGACGAAATCATCGGAATATACACCGGTAAAGAATACTGGTAAGGAATCTTATTATGACCGAAGCACAGAACAATGAAAATTATTATGATGAAGATATCGATTATGAAAAAGAAGCAAAGAAAATAGGGTGGCGACCTGAGGACCAATATAAAGGGCCCAAAAGATGGGTTGATGCTCAAACTTATGTAGAACGTGGTCAAAGCTTTAAAGCCACTAATAATTTAAAACGTCAAAATGATTATTTGTCTCGCCAGCTTGATGAGATGAAAAGCAGTCAATCGGATGTTGATGTTAGAATGGCGAATCTTCAAGAGTATTATGAAGCCGATTACGATCGTAAATTAAAAGATCTAAAAGGTAAGGCTAAGGTTGCGGCATCTGAAGGCGATGAAGAGAAAGCGGGTGATGTATTTGATGAAATAGCGGCTTTGCATAAAAATAAAACCAAGAGTACGCCTGCTGCCGCTAAAAAACAGGTAGCAACAAGTGATCCCGTGTTTGATGAATTTTGCAACGATAATCAATTCATGAACGACAATCAAGATCCTAAAACGGTTCGGTTGATAGAGGTGGCAAAAAAGAATCCCGGTAAATCGTCTCTTTACATTGTGCGTCAAATGTACAAAGAATTAGACAAGATTGAACGGGAAGCAACTTCAAGTCAGCGAAACGACGATTATGAAGAGGATGACCAAGTGAATAATCAACAGCGTGATAATAGGCGTAAAACTAGCTCATCGGATGATTCTAAAGACGATGATTTGGCTGCATTTAGGGGTAATCGCTCTAGACCTGTCAGTAAGAATCGTCGATCAACAGGCCCCTCTATCACCATGTCTGATTTAACAGAAGCCGAGCTTGGCTTTTGGGATTCATATGCTCAGCCTAAAATTGATAATAAAAAATCGACTGAAGAGGAGCAACTTCAAACCATTGCGGATGCTCGTCGAACAGACGCGCGTCGTGAAGAGAGGTTTCGATAATGAGTGATTTTGACGATGAAGCCAATGAAGTGTTTGCTGAACAAGGCACCGAACCCTCTCAATCACAGATTGAAGAAGAGGAAATTGCTTATCAATCTGAGCAGGATATTCGCAATACTCTTAAATATACCGGGGGTGGTGCCGGTGAAGCGGCGGATGATAGAGTGGCTCAATTTAGTGTCGAACATGACTTTCGAAATAAATCGCATCATGATATTCAGTATAAGAAAAAAGGTGCTTTAGATATTTCAGATGAGATTCGAAGACACTTTCATAAATACCATCTCGCTTGGCGGTTGATACAAGAGCAAAACAATTCCTATTTTGAATGCAAAGCCGAAGGCTATACGCCGGTTCTGAAATACGGTAAAGAAATGAAAGTATCGGCAGGAAACAGCCCAGGAGCAGGCTTCCTGGTGTTGATGTGTGTGCCGAATCATATCTATTTTGAGCGAATGCGCTTGGAAAAAGAGGCCAATGATTTTGCTAAAAAAGCAGTCTTTAGAGCAAATGCAGGGCTTCAAGTTCAAAAATTTGATGTTGATAAAATTTCAGAACAAGCTTTAAATGATTCTCAGATTGATCAAATTGTTGAAAGTAATCGAATTTAGTTTTTTAAAGTAGAACATTAGACCTCCAAATAGTTGGTGATAGATAACGCAATAGAGCGTTTTAGTTTTTAAAAAATCTATTCACTTAACTATTTGGAGGTTCATCATGGCGTCCGGCTTCAAAGGTGTACGCAAAGCCGATGGATCAGCTTATAACGCGGGTGGTGTGTGGTGTGTTATTTCCATTACCAACGCTAAACGGCTGGCTAACGGCGATACTGTTAAATTATTCGGTAGTAGTGAGCCTGGCTTCGCCAGGAATGCTGACGTTACCGATTCCCAATTCCCTAATGTAGTCGTTGCCAATGCTGGCGACATTGTCTATGGCGTTGTCACAGAGATTGAGGCCGATTTTGGCCGTTCTCTGAATGATATCACCGTACCTTCCTTAACGACTGGCCGTGTGCTAGTTGAAACCGATCCCAATATTATTTTCGAAGTAGACGTTTCTGGCACTGCTCTTATACAAGATAATGTCAGTCTTAACTTCGATATTTTGGCTGCGGAGGCAACTCAAACAGGCGGTCTAGGTCGATCCAATCAAACCTTGGACGGTACTGCTGGCGGCACTACCGGGACCAAACAACTTCGACTCGAAGGCAT